TCATTGCACCCTTGGCCGCATCTGCCCCCTTGGTCGCGTCGGCGTACATCTGCGCAAAGATCTGGTTCATCTCCGCGAGACGGGCCTCGTGACGCTTGGTGGCCTCAGCAATCGTGTCCGACGTGAAGATGGCAGCGAAAGCCTCCCAGCGGTATCGCAACTGCTCGACCGCCTTGACCAGCACTTCGACCATGAAGATGCCCGCCTTGCGGACGATCTCGAATTTCTCTGACAGCCACGTCCCGATTTCCCATCCGACCAGGAACGCGCCCAGCACGGCGAACGCCGTCTTGAGCAGGCCTACGCTGGCCACAGCTGCCGACACCGACAGATTCGCCGTCGTCCAGGCGGCTGCGGTGGCACTGGCGGCCGTGACGGCCGCCGCACCGGCGGTCTGCCACGCGGTGATGAGCGCCGGGATCAGGCGGTAGATCAGCACCGCGAGCCCGACTTCGGCGATGCGCTTCAACCACTGCATCACCGTGTCGAGGTTGCTGGCGAGAAAGGTCAGCGCCTCGGCCAGCTTTTTGGTCAGACCCGTCGATTCGTCGACCCGATTGATCCACTGCCCGAAGGCATTGCGCAAGCGCTCGAAGGCCTGGCTCACCGTCTGCGGCAGTTGGGCGTACTCGCTGGCCAGCTTGTCCTTCTGGCTCATCAGCGCGTTGACCACTACGTCAGCAGTCAGACGGCCTTCTTCGGCCAGCTTGCGCAGCCGCCCGATGGGCACGTTCAGACCATCGGCCAAGGCCTGCGCCAGACGGGGGCTGTTCTCGACGACGGAGTTGAACTCCTCACCCCGCAGCACGCCGGAGGCGAGCGCCTGCCCGAACTGCAGCAGGGACGACTGCGCTTCGGTGGCCGATGCGCCCGACAGGCGCAGAGCCTGCGAGATGCTCTCGGTGATCGTGAGCGCGTCCTTCTGCTCGCCACCCAGCATCCGCACGGCCTGCTGGAGCTTGCCGTACAGCGTGGCCGTTTCCTGAATCGGCACACCGATGCGCTGGGCGATGTCGAACAGGGCCGCTTGGGCGGTGGTGAACTCACGCTGACCCGCCGTCGCCAGCTTCAGGCGCGCGGACATCATGTTCCAGGCGTCGGCGATCTGGACGATCTCCAGCACCTTGCCAGCCGCCCAGTTGATCGACAGGAAGGCCAGCAACTGCGTCTTGGCCGTCGCCACTTGATCGCCGAAGGCCGACATCCCGGCCTTTACCTCAGCCATTCCTGCTGCAGCCTTAGCCCCGGCAGTCTTCGCGGTCGTCGACAGCTCACCGAGACTGCGCTCGGCCGACGTGATGGCGCGCTTGAGCCCATCGTCGGCCCCTTCGAGCGCGACGAGGATGGAAATTCGCTTGGCCATGAATCAATCCACCGTGCTGATCTGCTTCTCGACCGCTGCTGCCAGACGCGGGATGCGACCCGCGACCAGCCTCTCGACGTCGATACGCTTCTTGAGCACGACCTTGGGCACCAGGACAGCAATCGGGATGTCCGCGCCGCGCTTGAGGCGCTTGATGCCCTCTGCCTTGCGGTAGCGGCGCTTGAAGCCCGCCAATGGCCGGTCGTGCTCTTTGATGTTCTCGGCCATCAGGACGATGTTCCCCTTCGCGTTCTTGATGAAATAGGCATTGCCGCCGCGCATCAGCTCGGCCACCTGTGCCTTGAATCGTTTGCGGCCCACCCGCCCGTTGAGCGGGATCAGCATCCGCCCGGCAATCTGGCCGCCGGTCTCGTGCATCCCCGACCACGGAATGCGCGAACCCACGTACAGCGCGGGCAGTCGGTTCGGGTCTTTGTCCAGCACCTTGGCGGTGAAGCCCTTGAGGAAGGACTTCTTGACCACTGCCATCTGGCTGGCGACGTGGCTGCGCACGTCTTGCTTGATTTCGACCGCCTCGCTGGCAATCGCCCGCGACACCGCCTTCTTGACCTTGTCGCGAAACTCACCGCCCCAACGGCGCAACTGCGCCTGGGCTGCGGCGCTATCGATCTGAACGGAAATGCGCATGGTCGTCAGGCACGGTCGGTTGCCTTGTCGGTGAGTCGGTCGAGGGTTTGGTCGAGGTGGCGGGCATCGCTGCGCGTGCCGATGGCAATCACGGACAGCAGCCGAGCGTCGCGGGCCGCATCGGTGCGCGCCGTAGCAGCGACGAAGCCGCGCACCTGCGCCAACGTGTAGTCGAGGATGTCCTGCAGGCGGTGGCCGTGCTCGATCAGGTGCTGGACGGCGTCAAACCAGCCACCGCTTTCACGATGGGCGGCAGCTTCACTTGGCCGAACAGCCCGTCGAGCTTCGGGATCACCGTCCGGGTAAAAAAATCGGCGTTCACCTCGATCACCTTGGCCGCCAGCAGGATTGCCTCGTCGGCAGCCAGCTCATCGACCCACGCCCGAGGCTTGCCGACGGCAATGGCGATGGCCGACAGCAGGTCGTCGCCGCGCTCGCCGAACAACGCCAGCCAGTCGATGTTGGAGGCAGTGAGCTGCTGCATCACCGGCGAGATCGCTCGCAGAAAACCGGGCATCTGCCCGACCTTCAGCGGTTTGATGGCCAGCGGCTCACCGTCGATCACCAGTTCGACCGCCTGCGGAATCAGGGTGTCCAGATCACTCATGGCGCACCCCGATCAAAGCTGCACGATGCGGCCGAACTGGCCCAGCACCGCGTCGAAGGGCTTGGTGGTGTCGGCCAGCAGCGAGCCTTCGAGCTCGAACTTGTTGTACTCGTCCGAGATGAAGGAGATTTCCTTCAGCGGATCGAAGGCCACGCGGTAGAGCTCGACCAGCACCTTGGCATTGCCCTGGGCCGTGTTGATGCCTTCGAGCCGCAAGAAGCGCTCGGGCAGCGCCTGCGTGAAGATACCGATCTCGGTGGCCACACCGTAGGCATAGCTGGCCTTGAAAGGCGCGGTGAAGCCAGTGGTATCCAGAAACTGGAGGGCACCGAAGTCGGTGTCTGCCGTGTAGTTCGTGCCCAAGACCAGGGTTGCGGGTGTGCCCGCCGAATCCACCACCACCAAGGTCGACACCTTGGGGTGGGCAAGGAAGTAGCGGTCACCAGCTGTCGGCGTGGCACCGCCCACAGGTTCGGCCGTGACCGTGCCCGGGGTGCCGACGACGTGGTTGCCGTAGAGGGCCAGCGCCAGGTTCTCCTTGGTGAACTCCTCGATGGTGAGGTTCACGGTGGCGGACTTCTGCTTGACCATCCGGTGATCCAAGGATCGCTGGCCGGTCTGGCTCTCGTAGTGCTCCAGCACGTCGGTCTTGAGGGAGAGCTTCAGCTCGGCGACGTTGCCGGGCGAGCGCACTTCGATGGGAAGGCCGTCGGTGTCGCGCTTGCCGAGGAAGACGCGGCCTTGAAAACTGGCATAGGTGCTCATTGCTTGGGTTCCTTGCGTTGGAGGGGTTTGGGTTCAGGGTCAGTGAAGGGTTCAGGTGCTGGGACGGTCGGCTCCGGCGTGGCGATGCCGTGCGCGATCAACCAGTCGGCTGATGTCGCGTCGATCTCGATCCGGTCACCGACGCCGTACGTCTTGCCCGCGTGGGTGTGCGGGCGTGTCAGAACAAGTTGGGTCATAGATGTCATCCAAGGGTTGAAAGGTCATTGGCCAGCGTCCGGTACGTGATGCGGTAACGCGCCGGGAGGGCCACGGCTACGGCATCGGCGTCCTCGATCTCCCACTCGCTTTCCTGCTCACGGATGCCCAGTGCCAAACCACCGAAAGTGCCGTCCGCAAACAAGGCAGCGTGGGCAGCGGTGAGCAGACGGTCTGCCTCGGTTTCGGGGGACGCGGGTGGTACCGACCGCGCGAGCGCGACGACGCGGACAATCAGGTCGCGTGTGACGCGGTCGTTGGCCCGCTCGGTGATGGACTCCGACTCGGGAAACACCGCCAGCGCGGGGCATTGCTCGCGGCAGATAGCCACCGTGGGCGAACGGTGCAGCGTGGCCCCGAGTCCCTCGGCCGCAGGACGGGCAGCCGCAATCACCGCCAGCAGAATCCGCTCGCGGATCGAGTTGTCAGCCATAGGGTTACAACCGGGTCAGCTTGGCGCGGAGTTCGGAACCGTCGCCCACGGCTCGGATGCCTCGTACCTGGAAGGACGATCCACCGACCTCGACCACCTCGCGTGCAGCAAGGCCATTGAGCGCAGTGACCGGGTAGGTCATCTCGTAGTCGGTGCTCAAGGTCAGGCCGTCTAGAACGGATTCATCCGGCGCGGCAAAGCCGACCTGATGCCGTTGTGATGGTGCACCGTTCGACGGATACCAAAGGCATTCCTTCAGCAGCCCCGCGTTCGCGGCTGACTCATAGATCTGAGCGACCAGACTCATACACCAGCGCCCATGACCAGCTTGACCAGCAGCGCCGGGCGGTGGCACAGCGGCAGCGGATTGGCCTGCGTGTGCAGATCGGTGCCCCGGTCGAACTTGCGCGGCTCCTGCTTCGCGTACAGCGGCAGCGCCACCGTGTTAGCCGTCTCGTTGAAGTCGGCGGGCGCGTAGTAGGTGGCGAAGGTGTCCATCGTGCCCAGCGGCAGGATGTGACCCTCATCGGGTTCGACGAATCGGCGCACAGCACTGCCCGGCGCGACGGCCCGGCCGCGATGCTCTTCGAAGGTGATCCCGGCAAAGGTGAAGCCCGCGCGCATATCGGTGCGCAGCGCTTGCCCATCCTGCCAGCGGTCGTAAGCGGCCTTCACCTCGTCGTGCCCGGTGAGCGCGTCGAAGAAGTCCTCGCCGACGAAGGCGTGCAGGCCGCTCATACGTTCGCCCTGCAGGTTGTCCTCGACGTAGCGGACGACGTCCAGACAGGCCTTCTTGACGTCGAACCCGCTGGCGGGATCGGCAATTTCAAAGGCGAACTCCTTGGGCGTGATCTCGAATTCGTTGTAGAGGTCGTAGATCACGCTGCCATCGGCGTCCAGGATTTGACCCTTGAGCGCGCCGAAGCGCAGATGCTCCAGCGTGATCGCGTGCTTGTTGCGCATCGTCTGCAGATGCTGCGCCATCACGCCCGCCACGGTCTGCAGTTCCGTCTCCGAACCAAAGGCGCGGATGCCCTGAACTTCCTCCGGCAGGATCACGTCGTCGTGGGGGATGTGCGGAATGGTGAACGAGCGCACCTTGCGCTTGCCGCGCACGCCCACGGTGCCCGGCGAGCCCGGGGGCATCGTCGGCAGCAGGGTGAGCACACCGTTCTGCTCTTCCACGATCACCGAGCGAAAACGCTGCGGCTTGTCGACAAACAGGCCCATCGCGCCCAAGCGGTCGTAGTTGTTGGGCAGGAAGTTGATGGCGGCGGTGAGCGCCGACATCGAGAAGGCGGGGTTTTCGAAGATG